TCTTTTGAAACTTTTCTCCACATACCTGACACGTTCTCCTCTACTATCTCGTCTATTGCATGTTGAATAGCTAGTAGCTGGTCAGGCTGTGATATATCATCAGATACTTTGGCTATCCTATCCAAGAACGAAGGTGTGTTGTAACCCATTTGTCTATCGAATGCAAACCATTCATCAAACTCAGTGAATGGATTGAATGGATTGTCAACAGTTGTTAACATGTACTCAATTGGTTCTTTGTTTGTATCCGTTGTACTCAGCTCACTCATTGAAGTCCTACCTTGAGTGTGGTTAGACCGATACCCAAAGCATCTGCTACCTCGGCCTGTGTATAGCCTGCATCCAACATAGAGATAGCACGGGTAAGCTTAGCACTGGTTAGCTTAACTTTGTTCTTAGGGAGAGCCAAAGCTTTAACAGTATCCATGTCGCTATTACTAAGGATCTCTTTAAGCTTACTGCTACTAATAGCCCCTGCTTGAATGGCATCCCATTCAGACTGGGTCAGAACGATACGAGACTTCTTCGCTCCTGTTCGAGCCCGGGCTTCATTCAACGCTTGTTGCTTGATCTTAGTGACAGTCTCTGGCTCCATGTTCGGATTTGACTGCCGTTTCTGAGAGACCTGGGTATTTGCTAGACGCTGGGCTTCTCTCTCAAGGGGTGCATTTCTCTTGGCAATGTTGAGCTTTGAATTCAAGGATGTGACTTCATTGGTATAGGTCTTCTTAGCAGAGGGGGAATAAGGAGCATCCTTAAGGGATACTGCTTCTTTCCTTGCTCCATTAGCCATTGCCTTTAGCCTATTAGAATGCTCGGCATACACAACTTCCATACGGGTACCCGAAGAAAGTGCAAACGCATCCTCAGTTACAGCAAGGCGCTCATGCTTCTCCTTCTTCGGAACCATACGCCCAGTCTCATATCGAACCACCTGTCCAGTGGCCGGGTCTTTTCGCGTCTTGACTTCGGGAACCATGCGCCCCGTTGGTACGAATACCTTCTTCCCAGTACGGGGGTCAATAGATCCGCCTTCTCCTGCTCGTCTTGCAACTCGTTCGGGAAGATGTACTTCTGAACCGGCTCTAGTAATCAGAGTGCTGGCGCCACCCCTTTTCTTGCCCTGATACTTCTCTCTTAGGGTAGCGATGCCGTTGTCCTTTTCGGACTGCCTGAAATCCAGGTCGTGTTTCTCTGAATCAATAACAACCATTGAATGCCGGACTGCTCTTGCCAACTCGTCTGTATTCGCTCCATGAAGGGACATGTCTGCAATTAGATTGGAGATACGTCCCATCTCGTTCTGCTTTCGAGAAGGAGTAATACTGGGAATCAGAGAATCCTTTGGCAACTTGTAGACTTGGGGATCGAACCCCTTCAATCCTTCGAGGGCGGGGGTATTTTTTACAAGTCGCCTCTGGTTAGGAATCGCAATAACCGTATCACCATCGAAATCCGCACCAGACAAACGCTCTGCTACTGAATGATGAATACCCACTGCATCTATGGCTGCAGTTCCTAGAATTTTTCGAGCCTCTCGATTACGATTGTTCACTACCAAATCGGGAATCTCAAATGTTCCACCATGAGGATGGCGAATAAGAGCAACGCGTTCTCCATCTCTCATGCCGGGTGCATAGATTTCCTCAGGCTTCATCGATTTAATCGGAAGCAGAACCTTGTTAGCACTTCTAGGCAAAGCTGCTGCGCTGAGATGCACAGCCGATGAATCTGTTTGATCTGCAAACTTCAGAAGAAGATCTCTCTTAACTGTCGGATTTGTAAGAGAGTTGATTTCATTTAGCTCTCGAAGACGACGTTCAAAAGTCACGTTGAGTTGTTGTGTAGCAAGCTTAGGATCCTGCTTCGAAAGCATCTGGGAAGAGAGACTCTTGGACCAATTATCCCAATCCCCTTCTTCATTTACTTTGTTCATCGCAGAAGTAACTTTACCATTAGGCCCATGAACCTGACGCACAATAGCGCCAAACGGATTATCAGGATCATCCGTGATTTCTTTCATGGCATCTTTCTTCCGACCAGTGCTGGACTTATTCGTGTTAAAGACGACGTCCACACCGTCAGGAAGATCATCCTTATAAACAGCCATTCCCTTCAGATAATGAGTCTTGTCGACCATCATGCGAACCTGCGCATAATTGGCACCACCAAGCGACAGATCCTTCACGCCGGGGCGAACATAAAGCATGCCGTCAGCTTTATCTCCGCCATCTTCCTTATAGTTGATTGCAATACGCCTAGAATTTACCGAGATGGGGGGCTGAAGTCCAAGCCAACTTCGACCATGATCTTCGGAATAGGTATCGGTGATGGGCTTTATATTACCCTTATTCCTTGAGACGTCACCGAAAGTAGTACCGGGCTTTGCGAGGACTTTCGTGGTCGTCTGCTTACCGGTACCAACCTGCGTGAGCTTGATGTTATGAACGGCATAGCCTTCATCCTTCAAAGATTCAATAGCGGTATTGAGTCGAGTTTGAGTGATACCCAAATGACTCTCGGTACCACGGCCAACATCGACAAATTCTTTTCTAGCTACCTGATCCTTGAGCATGTTTGCTGTGGTCTGAGTAGCATCAGCTTTGTCTTTTGCGCCTGGAGCAAGATCAGCACGAACAGATGATTCATTTCGACCCTGACGTTCAGCAATTGCAAGGTTGGAATATCCCTTGTCTTTCAAGCGCTGAGTCTCAAGGATTCTTTCTCGCTTTTGTTGCTCAAGTGCTCGTGATTTTCTTGCACGAAGCTGAGTTGTTGTAATACCCATACCACGAGCGATTTGCGTTTCAGACATTCCTTGACTTTTAAGATGGTCAACAGAATCGAGAAAATCTCTATTACGAGTACTCTCCGGATCACCGGATCCCCAAGGATATCGACCTGATCGGCGTTGGATGCCGTAATGCGCGAGATGCTCTTCATGAGTACGAATCACGACTGTTCCTCCAATCTCCGATAGGTGATGACCTTGTCGAATTCCTGAATTCTTCCCATAATGAAGATAATATCCTCTGGATCGGCTTCATAGACTGAAACTTCATTGTCCTGATAGAGTCGAAGTTCGATCTTGATCTCGAAGGGGTCCTTGTCGTATTCGAGACAAAATAGTGCGGCATAAACTTCGAGTTGATGTACGGAGCCGGGATACACACCAGTTTTCAAATCATGAATTCGAAGAGTATTATATCGGAAGGAAATTGTGTCCGCTGTGCCAAAGCAGTTCTCGGAGTAGTACAGAACCTGTTCACAAATCATTCTATACTTGATAGCATCATTAATATACAGGCCAACTGTACCAACTAGATTCGAAAGCCTATTTGCTTCAATTTCTCTATGAGCATATTCATGCTGAGCAGTGCCGTATGCACTCGCTTGAGCTGCAGTCCAGCGCTCAATCAAACGATCGGGGGTATAATGAATCCAATGATACTGACTAGGACTCAGAAACGCATGTTCCCCTTGGAGGTTCAAATGCTTGTTGAAGCGCACTCAAAACCTCCCTTTCATTTTCGGGGTAAATATATGCGGCAAATGACATCTCATCCAGTAATTCAATGTAGTACCCTTGATTAGGTTGTGTGCTCGCCTCTTGAGAAGATTTTACTTCTAACGTGGCCCAACACTTTCTCCAAAGAATGAGAAGATCGGGTAATCCTTGTCGATGTTGCTCATTTGTCTTCATGACAATACAACCGGGAAACATCTTCTCAAGCTTCTTGATCAGTTTGGCTTGATATTGATTCTCGGTCATTTCTTATGAAACCCGTCGAGGAACCACTCTCATCCAACGATTCAAACAAGTTGCGGTAGCAGTACCTGCCTGGTGCATATACTTCACTTTCAATTCAAAATTGGCGGTAAGTCCCGGAAGTAGGAAACGGTTCGTTGGAGTGATATTCTGTCCAGTGCCATTACCAGAGTAATCCTTGGCTTCAGTAAGACCACCATTGAGCGAGAAGTTTGCAGCTCCACCCTTGCAAACGCCGACTGTCATGACGGTGTTGGTAACTGAACAGCCCATCGTAGCCCCAATTTCAACCTCATAATCTCCTGCAAGAGGAACATTGAACACGGGGCCAACAGTAGCACAGTCGGTTGGAAGAGCAGAAGTCGTCCAGGTCTCCGAGGTGGCAATTCGAACATCCTTAGGAGCTCCGCCAACAAATTCCCATTTATATGGTGACGTGGAAAATGCGTTGTATCGAAGTCTCCACTGAAACGTCGGCGCAGTTGTTGAATCGGTGTAGATTACTTCTTCCCCGTCTATGGGATTTGCGGGGAGAGCCGTAAGCATAGCGGCAGTACCGATGCCGTACCATGGGCCCCAGGATCCACTCGTTTTAGTTCGTATCCATCTTTTACTTCGAGTACCCATTTGAGCATTAGTTGGCCATACTTCTTGCCGCGCAGTAGTAGTGTTTATTTGATAGTGCATTCCAAATATATCGCCATCGGCGCTACTAGGACTATTGGTTGTTGAAGAAGAACCCCAATACCAACCGGTCATAGTAGGAGAATTCCAGTCGGTGAGCTTTGTCTGCCCAGCCATGTTCTCCCGAAGACGATTGGGCATTTGCAAAGGAGTCCAATCCATCCAATAACCATACTGCCAACTTCGCATCCACATACGTTGATCTTCAGTACGCCAAGTAATCTGATATACATCGTCGTCGCCACCTTGACCAGAACCTGGGGCAGCTTTTATCACCAACAATGCGAAAGCGCCGTTGACAGTCGCACCTTCCCAAGCAGGTCTGTTAGCAGGATTATACGTCGTAAAATAAAGACCTGAAACTAGGGCCTGATTAAAGTCGCTGACAATAACAGCCAACGCGGGAATACCTCCCGAACCTGCCGGTCCCTGAGGTCCCGCGGGTCCTGCTGGTCCTGCCGGTCCTACTGGTCCACCGCCACCAACGGCAAGTGGTACCCATTCAACGGTTGCGGGATCGGGTGTACTCATGAGACCCTCACTGGTGTGACTTGGAGAACTCGTCGTAGAAATGTTGCAGTACCCGCATTAGCTTGATATTTCAATTGAATAACGCGAGTACCCGTGATCGCAAATTTTGTAAGCTGACCAGAAACAAAGTATGTACCAGCTACAGGAACGAAAATGGCAAGCTGAGATTGACCTGTATCCGCCGGATTAGAGCCATTGATGAAGAGTGCAAGTACATTAGAATTAACTGTAGAATTCGTACCTTGTGCGGAGTAGTGAATCAAATATTCACCATCACGAGGCGCTGTAAAAGTCGGTCCAGGAGTCGCCAAATCAACTGGAGTGTTGGACGCCGTGTTCTCCGATACGTCTACTCGTGCTAATACAGAAGGGCCACCAACGAATTCCCACTTGTATGGAGAAGTCGAATTCGCGTTGTAGCGGAATCTCCACTGGTAAGTCGGATTTGTCAATGAATCAACGAGAATCGCTTCCTGTCCATCAACCGGGTTGACCGGCAATGTCGTTCCATAGGCGACGGGGAGGCTCGCGCCGGGGATGATCGGAATCGAGGAGGAAGGGGCAGAAATTCGGATGTAAGAAGGCAAGTAGGTCCCCGCGCCGCCGGGTCCCGAATATATCTTACCACCACCTGCATTGGAGAACGCCCTCACCGAGAAGACGTGCGATCCTGCCGACGGGGTGAACCGACGCTTGACCTCGACCGCGTTACCTACCTGCCCTCCGGCAGTCGAACCGTCGTTCTGCGTCTGACCCAGCCAGCCGAGCAAGACGCCGTTGTCATACAAGAGAAGTCCTGAGTACCTGCCATCTCCC